ATGATATCGGTGGTGCCATCATCGAAAAAATTGCTTATAATAAACAACGAGCAGACCATAAGCCAGAAGCTCGTGAAGGTACAAACGGAAAGAAATTTTAATGATATTTTCTAGTGAATGTATGAAAGAAGATTTAAGAGAATTTGATAAAAATTATCGTTATTTACCAAAAAATTATAAAAAAATATCTAAAATTCCTCCTGACAAGGCTTTTAAGCCTATAAATAAAAGTACAACATCTAAAATCAGTGATGAAGTTATTTACGATGTACAAGAAGAAATTCTTCAAAGAAGAGATTTCAGCGTATTTGAAATAGATGGCGGCCTCCCTTATGCCGTTCTAAATGAAGAAAGTAAGGTAATCGCAAGAACACATACTAAATCAACAGCAGAAATATTAGTAAACACTACTACGATTAAAGGCTGGAGAGTAGTGAAAATTAAGGAGTAGTTTTTTAAATTGCAAATTTCAATTAGTCAAGAAGAATTAAGTAAGCGTAAGTTATTTCTAGCAACTCCGATGTATGGAGGTATGAGTACAGGACTTTATACTAAATCATGTATGGATTTATCTGTACTTTGTTCTAGATATGGTATAGAATTAAGATTCTACGCATTGTTTAATGAATCATTAATTCCTAGAGCACGAAATTATTGTGTTGATGAATTTATGCGAAGTGATTTCACACATTTTCTATTCATCGACGCAGACATTGGATTTGATCCGAATGACGTAATTGCAATGTTAGCATTACAGACAGACGAATCTGATTATGATATTATTGGTGCTCCATATCCAAAGAAGAATATCTCATGGGAAAAGATTGTTACTGCTGTAAATAAGGGCTTTGCAGAAAAAGACCCAAATATATTGGATAAGTTCGTTGGTGACTTCGTATTCAATCCAAAGGCCGGTGCTACAAAAATTCCTATTGGTGAGCCATGTGAAGTTCTAGAAATCGGAACTGGTTTTATGATGGTTCGCAGAAAGACTTTCGAATTATTTCGTGATAAGTTTACTAAGTATCTATACCGTCCTGATCACGTAAGAACCGAGCATTTCGATGGCTCACGTAAGATTATGATGTATTTCCAAGCCGAAATTGATCCTAAGTCAGAAAGATATCTATCAGAAGATTATTGGTTCTGTCAAAAGGTTCAAGAAATAGGTCTTAAGACTTGGTTATGTCCTTGGATGAAGACAATGCACGTAGGCACCATGATTTATGGTGGTTCTCTGGCTGACTTAGCAGCAATTGGAGCTTCTCCTACTGCCGATCCAGCACAATTAAAGAAGTTCCGCGATCAAGCAAAGAGCTAACTTGTGATCCAAGTAATTCATGAAAAAGAAACAAAATCAAAAGGATACTTGGATTATGACACTAGAAGAAGCACTTGAAAACGATATCATTGAAAGCGGTGATCTTATCGCCTTCAGTGGTAAAGACTGGAAGAAAAGATTTGAAAAAGTAGAATATAAGAATTATATTTATTTTTCAGATGTTGCTTTAGCTTTTGTTAAAGATAAAGAAGCATTTATGTATTTTTATTTACCAAAATCTGGACTACAATTAGTACCACTTGAAGGATTAGATTCTTTTCTTCTTATTAAGACTGGAATTACATGGAATAAAACAATTCAGGCTGTAATGAAAAGCCTGATTGGAACTAAGAAGTCTCATATTAATGAGTTTCTTTCTTTCTTTTCTAAAAATACCACAGAAAAAAGATTTTATCCAGCATTATTAGCTGGTTTGATCCTTATCTATGGTGGATATCGCATTGTTCTTGACGGAATTACTCCGACAAGAATGATTAATTCATTAACTCACATTTTAGGACGAAAGTCCATATATATTAAAAAACAAGAAGGATAGTATGTCAGATATTTTTAACGAAATTACCGAAGAAAAAGAAGTAGATTATACACAATTTAAAAATGGTGCCGATCTGCTTAATGCATTAAATGATAATGGATATAAATGGGCTCTTGCATTTACACAGACTATTAAGAAGGTAGCAGGAATTGAATTAGATGTAAATGCTGTTTTTCCTTGGTTTGCAAATGCAATCGAATGGTCAAATCAGTATAGAATTAATGAAGCCTTGAAAAAGAAAGAAGAAGAACATAATGGTGATTGGGGTAAAGATAATTCTTGACAAATAGCTGAAACTTCTTTAGTATACGGTTCTTAATTAAGTGGGATCAAAATGAAATTTACAGAAAAATTTACTAATTATCTAAAGAACTTCAGTATTATAAATCAAAGCATGTATTTTGTTCCGGGTTCTGTTCAATGTACATCTATATCAGGCAATTCAGGCGATATCTTCTTTGCACGTCTCAATAGTGACGTAGAAATTCCAGAAGATTTCGCCGTATTTGAATTAGCCAAGTTTCTGAACATTATGAGTATGTTCGATGAACCTTCAATCCAAATTGAACATAACAAGAAATTAATCATTTCTGACAGTAATCGTAAGTTTGAATACGTCTTAACGCATCCTGAAATGATTAAGTATCCGACTCGTCCAGATCGCTATAAGAGGCCCACAGAAGGCATAGAATTTTCTATGGGGTATGACAAGCTCAAAGAAGTTTTTAAGGCTTCAGCGATCCTTAAAACCAATCATATTACGTTTGGTGGTGATGGTGAGCGTCTCTTTGTTTCAGCTTCAGACTATCGTAGTCCTACATCATCAAATGGTAAGATTTATCTTGGTGAGTCTGATATTCGATTCTCTGCTGTCGTCGAAAAAGAATCCTTGAAAATTGTTGACACAACCTATGATGTTGTGGTATCCAGAAAGGGTTTCATTTATCTGACTAATTCAGAAATTGAATATTTTATTCCTGTAAATTCAGAATTCTCAAAGCTCGGAGCTTAAATTGATCAATAAAGCATGGGTCGATCTATATCGACCAAATACTCTGTCAGAATGTATTCTGACCGATGAACTTTATAATAAATTCTATTCCTTCGTCCGAACAGAGTCAATCCCAAATCTCATTTTAGTAGGCCCTTCAGGAATCGGTAAGACTTCTGTAGCTGTCGCCATGCTGAAGGATTTGGATTGTGACTATTACAAGGTAAATGCTTCTATTAAGGGTATTGATCTTATTCGTGATGAAGTTATGCAGTTTTGTTCTACTGTCTCATTCGTCGGTAAGAAGAAATACGTTATTTTCGATGAAGCTGACGGTCTTTCTGTTGCCGCTCAAGATGCTCTTAAGACATTTATCGAGGAATATGCTAATAATGCAGGATTTATCTTTACTTGTAATAGTCTTAACAAGCTTATTCCTGCAATCCAATCAAGAAATATGATCATTAACTTTGTTGTATCAAAGAATGATTTTCCTACACTAGCTAAGAATTTCTACAAAAAAGTAGAAACTATATTAAATGAAAATAACGTAGTTTTTGAAAAACAGGTAATCGGTCCTGTAATCAAGAAATTTTTTCCAGATTGGCGAAAAATCTTGATTGTGTTGCAAGAGTATGCTATAACTCATAATAACATTATAGATAATGGAATTCTTGGTAACAAGGATTTAGATACTTTAGACGAGTTGATTGGCTTTATCAAGTCAAAGCAATGGGAAAATGCACGTAAATGGGTCGGTGAGAATAATGACTGTTATGTTGACTTCGCATCTTTCTTAAGAAAGCTTTATGATGAAATAAAGGGATTGCTGCAATCTAGCAGTCTTCCGGTCCTTACCGTAAGGATGAATGAATTCGATTTTCAACATTACTTTGTTGCTGACAAAGAGAATAATGTAATCGCATTCATAACCAAGATTATGACTGAAATTGTATTTAAATGAAGAATACTCCATTTACATTCATAAATGCTATCTGTAACCATGAATATGTGGAAGTAGATAGCACCTACAATCAATTTTTAGTTAATAGATTTTTTTCTTACTTCGTAGATACGGTATTAATTAGTAACGAAGCCTCAAAATTTACTGGAATTAGTAATCAGGCTCATTTCGACTTTTATTACCATCTAATAAGTAGAAAAAAAAGATTTGTCAAAAAGTGGTACAAATCTGATAATGAAGATATCAAGATAATAGCAAATTATTATGATATCTCATATAAGAATGCGAGAATATATCTTGGTATTCTTTTGAACGAAGAAATAGCTTTGATGAAACAAAGTCTTGAAAACAATGGTTAAAGGAAAAGGTAATGACTGATATTTTTAATACCCTGATTGAAGTGAAGCTGAAGAATCCTGAAGACTTCCTTAAAGTCAAGGAAACTTTAAGTCGAATTGGAGTATCTTCATATAACGAAAAGCGTCTTGCTCAGACTTGTCACATTTTTCATAGAAAAGGTCAATATTATATTGTTCATTTTCTAGAAATGTTTAAGATCGATGGTAAAGGAAAGACTTTTACCGAGGAAGACAAGAATCGTCGTGATACAATTGCACTACTCCTTGAAGAATGGGGACTTGTGGAAATCGTAAATCGTGATATACTGAAGGGTGTTCAACCTTCTATGAAGGGTATTAAGATTGTTCCATTCAAAGAAAAAAATGAATGGGTTCTTGTTCCGAAGTATCATATCGGAAGAAAGTAATGCTTTCAGTAAGTGAAAAATATGTGGGGAGAAGGGTCAAGTCTATAAAGGCTGGCTCTTTTCCTTCATTTCGTGGAGTTATTATTGGTACTCAGAATGCATTCTATGTTGTCAAAAACACAAAAGACAACACAGAATGGTTAAGGTATCCATCAGAATTAGAGATTTATAAAAAATGATTGACTGGCTTATTGACGAAATTCTTTTAGAAAAACATGATACCGGATTTCCTACTTTGGCCGAGGCTGCAAGTAATGCCGGTCATAATGTAATATTGACAAGATATATTCCTTTTTCTACATCGGTGTCAAATGATGTAGATCAATTTATGTATGAAAGACAAACAGTTTTAAATAAACCTTTGGTTGCATATGGTTGTACTGGTTTTCTGAAGCAACTTGTTAAAAATCCATATTATAAGTTTAGTTGTCCCGGTGCATACTTCAAGATAGACGAGTTGAAATACTCAGTTTATTCTTCTCAATGGGGTGAGTATATGTTTAATGAAGACTACATCATGCTTCCTTATGGAGAACTAAAGCGTCGTATCGACGAAGATATTCATGAAGGTAGACGACCACCACATTTTAAATCACATAGACTTTTTGTTAGACCTGATGTTGTCACAAAGTCCTTTGCTGGTCGTTTATTCGATTTTGATACTTTTGAAGACTCAATTCGATCTATCGTACAATATGAACCAATCGATGATAGAGAATTATGCATAATTGCATCTGAAAAAGAAATAATTGCAGAATTTCGTCATATTGTATGCGACCGTGAAGTCATTACGGGCTCTCAGTATCGACGTGATGGAAAGCTAGACATTCGTAGCGATGTTGATGAAGATTGCCACAGGCTGGCTCAACAGGTAGCAGAGAAAGAAGATATGGATTATGTCTATGTCGTCGATACTGCATTGACTGAAGATGGTCCGAGAATTATGGAATTTAATGCATTTTCATGTTCTGGTCTATACGCCTGCGACACAAATATCATTGTAGATAAAGTTGGTAAAATGGCAATAAAAGAATTGAAGGGTGATCTATGACATATAGAAATGTTTACGATAATACAAATAGAATTGACTGGATAAATTTAGAAGAATCTGAAAGAAAGCTTTTAAAACGAAAAAATAATCCTGATAATAAGCGAGCAGGACATTACACTGGTCGTTGTATGCGGTGTAAGTCTGACGATCTATGGGATGATTGCACAGCCTATGGTTGTAATAAATGTGGTGCAAAGTATTACTTTGGGGGCTGATAATGGGAACTTGCAGTACAGTTATAAAAAGAAGCTTACTTGCAAATCTTCTAATCAATTATGTCGATCAGGTAATTGTTAGAAAGGCTTCGATTTGGGACGACAATGATTTATATTACGTCATTGTCGAGTCTAAGAAGCTTCCTGAAGGCGACAACGGATCGATGGATATCATTATAGATTATCTCGATGTTCGCTTTAAACCAGACCTTGATGTTTAGGAGATTAAAATGGATATTTTATGGTATACTTTGTATGTATTAAGTGGTTTTATTCCTTGGATGATTACCTTGAAATGGCAATCAATACAATTTAAACAAGACATTTATTCAGATGATATGATTATAGCATTTTTAGTATCATTAGTATTTGGACCGCTTTTTCCTATTATCATTGGATTAGTTATGTTGGTTATTGCGTTTTGTCAATATTTAAACAAAAAGAAATTTGTAATATTTGAAGGAAAGGGAAAGAAATGACAGATCAAAAGTATATGAAACCGGGTTTTGACTTTGCTACCGGCAAACTCAATGAAGAATTAGGTGAGTCTGTAGCCGCTATAGGTAAATCTATGAGATTTGGGTGGTTTTCATACGATCCTACAGTAGATATTAATAAACGTCGTTCTAATATCGATTGGTTATTATCAGAACTAGATGATCTTAAAGGTGCAATCAAGAACTTTGAAGATCAAGTATGCTATAAAAATCTTGATAATTCAGTATTTAACAAAGGATTAAACTAATGCCACATCCCGCAAAGAATCGTCCACGCAAAGGCCGTCGTAAGGTCGGTTCAGCAAAGCGTAAAGCTCGTCGCAACAAGAAGAAGTAAGGAAATTAAATGACCACAAAAGTTACAGTAGATGCACATGCCGGTTGGCCAGTCAAAGTAATTTTTCTCGATCAAGTAAGTGAAAAAGAGACTATGACTATAGTAAAACCATATACTACTCAAGACTTTCATGTTTGGGATGGTAGAATGATTACTATTATTGAAATGAAGGGTCGAGTAGAAAAGAATGATTAATTCAGGAAAAAATCATGAAGAAGAAGATCGTCTATTCGAGAGACTTCTTCTTCAAGAACTTAAAAATGGTATGAAAGAAAAATTAATGAATGTCCTTGAAAAAGATGTTGATGACATTGTAAACTTGGCTTCAGCTAATTTTGAAATATCTGTCAAGAAATATATGGATCATTATAATGATCGTGAAATGGTAAATTATCTTATTAGAAAGCATTAATAAATACCTAAAAAAAGGTATGAAATGCAATCTTTTAAGAAATATATCACAGAAACGTTCGTAACAATAGGATTCGATCCTAAACACGAACATTTACGTGCTAAGCACAGACAAGAATTTCATGACATTCTCAGAAATTCATATAAGAACGTAGAAGGTGGATACGGCGGTCTAGGGCATGGAACAGAAGAAGAATCCAAGTCAATTCATAAGGACTTGGATTCTTCTTTAATTAAGGCTGTCAAGAGAGACGGTAAGATAAGTTCTGTTAGATTATACAAAAATTCTTTTGGTCGTAAAGCTATCGCTGCCGGTACAGATGGTACTCCGCAAGGAAAGACAGATTATAAAAAAATTAATCATGAAGACCATACGCAAAAACGTGCTTGGGGTGAAATTTCTGGTGTTCCCGAAATCATTAATAAAAAGATGGGTGTACCATATGTTCATGCAAAACATGCAGAAAAATTATTGAATAAGCCAGTTGACATTACGGGTGAATTCACGTATAAGAGACAATTGGGAAAAGAAAAACACGAGAAGTCTATTATGGGACATCCTAAGTCATGATGAATTATGCTATCTGCATTTATAAGCACAAAATTGCAAAAATTCTTGATAAAAGAATCGAGCTAGGAAAGTTACAATTTTTTACATCTGTAACCATTCCCTATGATCTTGGAGAAAAAAAGATTATCGAAAACATTGACAATCTTCTTTCTTTGTCGTATAATAACTGCAATTCATCCGTAACCGTTTATATTGATGATGCTATTTATACTCAGGCACTGAATATAATCAAGGATTATGGATTTAAGGACATTGTTGTATACTGATATCTGAGGTTTATTATGGCTATTACTTTTTCTAATTTTGTTCAGGTTTTCATGAACATAAGCGAATATGCTTATAGCAGCAACGACCTTTTGAATTGTTCAAAGGATCGTAATCTATGCTTAGATGTAAATCACAAATTAAATTCTAATAATATTACATATGAACTTATTAATGATGCTGATTATAATAAGGCGCATATTGCATATAATAGAGTTGAAATAGCTCCAATTGATGATTTAATTACTTATAATTCAGCACTTCATGAAATCGGTCATATTTTGACTACCGATTTAAATCATCTTATGATGGTATATCGGAAGATTGCCGACGAAGGTTTCTTGAATGCTTCAGATAGTCTTTTTCAAGAATATAAAGAAGTTGCAATTATTTATGAAAATCTGGCTTGGGATTGGGCTAAAACCAATTCTATATCTTGGAATTCAGATGTTGACAAACTTGTTAAAGAGTGTGTGCTTACATACACCGACTCACCACCAATCTCAGTTTTTAGGAATTATGTGGGAATATGAATAAAATCGTAGAAATGAATTTTGGCTCTCGTCTTTACGGGACATCTACGCCTGCTTCTGATATTGATATCAAGGGCGTATACCTTCCTACAGCAGATGATATTCTGTTGGGTCGTATCAAGGGTTCCGTATCTACCAAGCGTCCAAAAGGCGAGGGTGAGAAGAACTATGCCGGTGAGGTAGACGAAGAATATCATTCACTTGACAAGTTTCTGGATTTGGTCTATCAAGGCCAGACTGTAGCCATCGACATGCTATTCGTCAATCCTGAAAATATTATCAGTAAAAATTATATTTGGGATGATATTGTCGCAAATCGTGACAGGCTGATTTCACGAAAGTCAGAGGCTTTTATTGGCTATTGTATGCAACAGGCCAAAAAGTATGGTATTAAGGGTAGTCGAGTTGCTGCCGTAAGAAGCTCACTTGACTTTCTTAAGAGCTTTCTAGTAAAGCCTTCTACAAAACTAAGAGAAGTTGCACCTTGGATTGCAAATTTTGTTAGCGAACAAAATAATGAATTTGTTAAAATCGAGCATACATTTCAACAGTCTGGCGTCGAAATGCTTTTCTTTGAAGTATGTGGTCGTAAAATCCAATTCAATTCTTCTTTGAAAGAAGGTATTGACATTCTTCAGCGATTGATGGATGAATACGGTACAAGAGCCCTAATGGCCGAAACCAACACTGGTGTAGACTGGAAAGCACTATCACATGCCGTTCGTATCGCTCAGCAGGCTGTAGAGCTTTTTGAAACACATAACGTCGTGTTTCCTCGTCACAATGCTGCATATCTTTTGGATATCAAGCAGGGTCGTATTCCTTACGTTGAAGTAGCTGCACAGATCGAAGACTTGTTCGAAGAAGTAAAAGCAGCATCTTTGAAGTCAACTCTACAAGAGAAGCCAGATAAAGATTGGATTGAAAATTTTATCATAGAAGAATATCGTGATGTTGTTGTAGAATATTGAGGTTAAAATGAAAATGGTATTTTTTAATACTTAATACATTATGGTTGGTGGGAACATTAGCATCAGGTGCATTAATGGAAATATATATTGGTGCTGCCTATGTGAAAGGTGCTGGATTAGGTGTATTAATTATAGTTTTTGGAATAATTGTATACATCTGTAATATTTTGATAGTAGTAGAAATGAAAAATTGATATGATTGCCATAATTTATACTGTACTTCAGCTTATAGCATTCGGTGTAATGTGGTTATACATAATGTCTGTTATGATTATAACTCAAGGTAACTATCTTTTAGTTACTTGTATGCTAATTTCATTTGCGTTGAATTTAACGTTTAGTATTCTCTATTTAGTCGAAAGGACAAAATAATGCGTGGTATTGGAGTAGTTGCTACTTGGGTAGTTGTTTTCGTTATGTTTCTTGGTCTAGGCTTCGGCCTGAATTATGCTGGATATCTTCAGTATAGTTTCTTTGCACCAAAGTATGAACAGGTTCGAAACGATACATTCAAGAATTCTCAAGCATACAATGATGGTATGGTTCGAGAATTGTACAAGATTAAGGCACAGTATCTTGCTGCTGATGCAGATGGTAAGGTTGCTTTAAAGGGTTATGCTCAACACGAATTCTCTGTGTATGATCGTAACCGTCTACCGCCTGATCTTCAGGCTTTCTATGATGCAATCAATCAGTGAGGTTTAAAATGAATAAAATTCTTCTAGCTACTGCATTTGTTATGGCTCTCGGTATGACAGCCTGTGGCGAAAATCCAACTTCAGATCAGCAGCAGCATCAGGCACAAGAACAGATTTCAAAGCAAGGTAATATGGTGGTAGGAATGCCAGCAATTATTAACTTTACTGAGAAAAAGCTGATGAAGATGATTCTTGAAAAGCGTGATGATCCTAAGCTGGTAACGTATACTTATATTACTGATCTTAATGGTAATCTTCATCTACGTTGCCGAAGTATTGGATATGGTCTTCCTTATGGAACACAATATACAAATCCTCAACGAGTTACTGGTGGTTTCGATGCACCTAGTACTGGAAACGTAACAATTCCGCAGGCTGATCCGAATGGTTTATTTTCTCCTGCCAGCGCCGAAGGTACATGGGTTCTTTGCAAAGACCCAAAGTCAGAAAATCTTGAGCCAGTATATTTTGAAGATCGTGTAACAGTTTCACCTTTCGAACTTCAGTAAAAGACTTCCGTGCCTACATTAATAAATAGATGTAGGCACGGAAAGAGGTAAAATATGTTAGGTATTGTAGGGTTTTTAACAGGTCCATTAGGTAAAATTGCAACCTATGCAGGTATTGTACTTGTAGTAGTAGGTATTGCATTCGGTTATCTTAAATTAAAAGAACATGAAGCCGTTCAACAGGCAACGCTTCAGTATAATATTGAACAGCTTCAGCAAGTTCAGAAGCAAAACGACGCCTATAAGGCTCAGATCGACACCTTACAGCAACAGGCTGACGTGCTTGTCAAGCAAAATGACGATTTAAATAAAGCTGTTGATACACAAAAAGATGAAATCGATTCTTTTATTTTAAATAGCAACGACCAAACACTTGATCCTCTATTCAATCAAGTTTTGAATAAGATGAAGGGTAAATAATGAAAAAAATTCTTTCTGTAATTCTTTTAGCAGGATTTTTAGCTGGCTGTCAAGAAGTTAGTCCAGATTTAGTTGTAACTGCTCCAAAGGTCGTCGTACCTCCTGCATCCCTTATGGTTTGCACAGTTCCTGCTTTACCAGACAAATTTAATACCAACAAAGATGTTGCATCCTTGCTTAATAAGGTGTATAATAGCAATGTTAAGTGTAAGAACAACATGGATGGGATCAAGTCCTTCTTTGTGTCTGCACGAAAAACAATACACTAATTAAAACGACCTAGTTCATTTCTAGGTTTGGTTTTATTACGGTCTAACTCTATTTATAGGATTTTAAATGTTAATTGTTTTCGAAGGTTTGGATTGTAGCGGAAAATCTACACAAGCAAAGATGCTATTTGACTATTTAACCAGTATTAAGACAGACGTTCTTCTTACAAAAGAACCGGGTGGTTCTGCTGAAGGGACAATGATTAGACTTTTATTAACAGAAAGTTATTTAGATGAAACAGAAAAACTATTTCTGTTTCTGGCTGATCGAGCAATTCATGTAAGAAAAGTGATCAGACCGGCTCTTGACAGTGGAACCGTAGTAATTAGTGATCGATATCACGACTCTACAGAAGCCTATCAGATCGATAACTTTTCCGAGTATGAGTTATCCGATCAGACTATAGCACAATTAAAGATTCTGGCTACTCGTGAATTGGTTCCAGATGTAACATTTCTGATCGATGTTTCAGAGGAAGTCGCTTTTGTTCGAATGCAAAAGCGTAAAGAAAACAATGTTTTAGATGTGGCAGATTTACTACATCTAAAAATGATCAGAAGCAATTTTCTTGAGATTTGGGCTAACCAAAAAGATAGAAAAGTCATAAAGATTAACGGTAATCTTCCAGAAGACGAAGTACATGATATGATTCGTTACTGGTATCACATTATTAAAAGCACAAAGGAATAATATTATGAATATTGATAAAGAAAAGTTCACTAAAGCATTAGCAAGACTTGCATTCGAAACTATTTTGTTTCAAACAGCTTTCTTAGAAAAAGACCCTGATCTTAAGGATTTGAGAGAAGCTGCTATGACAGACTCAAAAAAGTTAATTGCTGAAGCAAGAAAGGAAATTTTTGAAATGGTAGGTCTTGAAGTTACCGAAAAAGAGTTTCTTGAAGAAACTACAAATTATGTTGGTGCAAAAATCGTTGAAGAATTATCAAAGTTAGGTGGCGCTTTATAATTTTAATAAATAGAATACGGAGGGTGGCGTTCATGGTGAACATACGGTCTTGAAAACCGCGCCTCCTAACGGATGATGGTTCGATTCCTTCACCCTCCGCCAATTTTTATTCCGCTTGATACCTACGTTTCGTGGCTGAAACTGTTCGGATAGAAAAGTATCGAGTTTGATTGTCTCCTTATCGAATAGCCGATAGCATCAGGTACGCCGAAGACAAGAGGAATCATTTAAAAGGAAAACGTTATTAAAAAATTATTGTTAGTAGTAAGTTTCATTTTATTAGGTATTGTAAATGCTCATGCTTTGCCTAATTATCAGTCTCTCATGACTATGAGAGATTTTAGTGGTGTACATGCACCATTAGTCTTGCATCCTGCTTTAGAACAAACTGTAAAAGCAAGTTATTATGGCGTTCACGATAGTTCAGGAAAATATACGTCTTCAGGACAAAGATTTAATCCATACGAATTAACTGCTGCTCATAGAAGTCTTCCTTTTAACACAAGACTTAAAGTAACTTTTAATGGTAAAGAAATTATTGTTGTTGTTAATGATCGCGGTCCTGCTGTCTATACAGGTCGATCATTAGATTTAAGTTATGGTGCAGCCAAGGCATTAGGACTTGTAAAGTATGGGGTTGCTTACGTAAAAATAACCAGAATATAGGAGATTCTGTTGCCTGAATTGTCACCATTAAATGTTGAATATAAACTAAAATTTAGATATCTGTTTTCACAAAGAGAATTAGATAATGTATGTTTATTCATTCGAAGTCCAGATGATATCGAAGTTTTCGATAAAGGAATTGATAAACTAAGTCTTACACCACAGCTTTATCTTCTTATTGGTCGTAAAGACGTTATGCCTGCTTACAGATCAAAATATATTGCTGATATCAGTTTGTTGAACGATTCGAAGAATCCCTTAGTAAAAGGATTCTTCGATAAATTTAAAATAGAATACTTTAAGAACCAAGGCTCTTTACAAAACTCTGAGCCTGAGAAGAAAGACCAGAAATAATCGGAGACAGGCTATTGATTCCTTGAATTACAGCCTGTTTTGCTATGTCTTTCTTGCCTGAGTTAGGCATCTTAATATAGGCTTGTGCCATAGCAAAGTTTTGTAAAGATTGAGTAATTTTAGACGTATTCAATACAGAAACAGGAAGATGATTATTTAAAGTACTTTGGATCGCTCCTGCAATCGTAGGTAATACGCTTCCTAATTGACTTAGTATAGATTGTGAATTTGTTCCTAATGTTGCACTACTTCCTTGTTGTGATATACTATTAAAATAATCTGAAAGCAACTGTTCTAAGTTAGCCTGAGTAGGATTATTCAAAAAGTTTTGTAAATCGTTAATTAATAAAGGTGTAGTAGCATTAATAATACCTGATACTAAAGGACTCGCTGTAACTGTTGATCCACTTGTTTGAATTGCTACAATTAAGGATTTTTGTGCGAGTGTAGAAAGTTGTGAAGGAATTATTACTGGACTAAGTGCAGTCAAGAATGTATTTAAACCGACAGTATTCAAAGCCTGTCCTAGAGTCTGTCCTACAATATTAGTAATACCGTTGACAGAAGAAAAAGAATGAAGATCATCTAGCTTAATAAAGTTAGCTACAGCATTTGGCAAAACCGAAGTTAAATGTGAAGGATCGACACTGGTCAACTGAGATAGAATAGAGCCTGAAGGGTTATTAACACTTCCTACTGTTGGTATTGTAGCATATTTGGTGTTAGAGCTTGCAGTAGCCGTAACGTCTTCCCCATCATTATCTTTTGATTCTGTAGGATTCGTAGACGCATTATCTTCCTGAATAATATTCTTTCCTTTACGAGTCACAAACTTATTATTCTTATTACGATTCGTAATAGGATTAGAGTTTGTGCCGGGAACCAAACCGACTTGACCATTTTGGGTAGAGCCGCTCTGAGGGTCGCCAGCCTTGGCTATGACGTGGGTAAAGATTGGATACTGTTTATCATCATCTAAGAAGTATCCACCGACCGTAGTGCCTTTAATGACGCCTACAGGTAGGTTTCCAATCTTGTTATGTCCTGCTGACGTGATATCTTGTGTTGGTTTAACCCAAGGTAATTGTGCATCTGGAATGTTAGCCGTATCATCATACAATCCGTGAATTCGGACTTGGACTCGGCCTTCTTGTTCGGGATCATTTACGTTTACGACAAGACCATACCATAATGAACTGCCGAAGCTTCTTTCAGTCAAAATATTTCTCCTACAAAAGAAATATTTATTGACATCTTCAAGCGTTTCGTTTAAAAAGAATTATGAACGACTGAGAATTAAGATGGAAGTCTACAATAGGTTTAATAAGTCTAACGTGAATGATGTTTATGCAGATTGAGGATTTTCATCATGGCTAAATCGAAACGTGGAAGACGCACTGGTCCAAGGGAAGACGAAAGAATTGTTTCCCTTCGTGAGAGAGTTCAGACAATTCTTCATAATTCTCCTGATGCAGGAAATATTTTCGATCTTATGACGATTGGTTATCGAGTGTGGAAGCAAGGTATTGGAATTCCAGTAGAAGACATTAAACTTGTCCTCGTCGAGGAATGTATGAAGTTCGAGTTTGAAAAGGAAGTTCAAAATACCGCTTGACTTCATAAGCAACATACCCTATAAAGGTGACATGAACAACGGAGCAACGGACATGGTTCACTAAACCCAAATCTGCTGTTGGCTGAATGGTGCAGATGATGGGCCAAAGATTTAGCAAAGGGTGTAGAAATCCTATACACCCGGATGACCAAGGGGACGGAGCCCATTAAAAAGGCTAGGTGCGGTATCTGACGACTACCAAGAGATACGGCTGACGGGTAGAGTAGACGGTAAGGGTGCGGGAATTACCTTAACAACGCACGTTCTTTATATAAGAACAACAGTCTAGGTGACGACTGCCTGATTACACTACTAATCAGGCACCTGTAGTGAGGGGGTTTATGGTGCAATTCCATATGTTGTTTTTATATAAAGATGGAGAATTATAATGACAAATCAAGAAATGTTTGAAAAATCATTCGAGCGTCCTTGGTATTTTTTTGAACTTGATGCGAAAGAACAATGGTATCTAGATAAACATTTAGGTATTTTAGATTGGGATGGTAGTGATCTTACCAAAGAAGAATTGAAAAGGTTTCATAATCATTACAAGAAGCCGAAGCCAAAGAAGAATAAATAAATATATATAGGGGTGCGGTGCAGTTGGAGAGGCACGCTGGTCTCCAAAACCAGTCCGAAAGGTGAGACGAGTTCGATTCTCTCTACCCCTGCATAAGCACTCCGTATCTATATATAGCAATAGTAAGTCTATTATAGATACGGAGGTTTAGCGATGTATTGATTAAATCATATAACCCTCTTATAGCTCACTGGTAGAGCGGCCAGCCGGATAGGCGGTGCGTATGTGGTTCGATTCCATATAGAGGGACCATTTTATAATAACCCTGATAAGCTAATCTAGTGAAAGCGCCTGTCTGAAGAACAGGAGAGTTTCGGGCGGAACGAAAATCAGGGACCATTTACCTTTGGAGAATGAACATGAATGAAGCATCATCTGTAACAATTTCACTTGAGCGATTTAACTCCCTATTGGAAGCCGAAGCCAAGCTAGAAGCTCTAGAGGCTGCTGGTGTTGACAATTGGGATGGCTATGATTATGCTATGGAAATCCTAGCAGAAATGGAAAAGAGTGACAAATGAACAAGCAAGTAATTCTCGTAAGAACTGATCTAGGAATGTCAATTGGAAAGACAGCCGCTCAGGCCGGTCATGCTGCTATCATGTTTCTCGTTCATCATCTTACCTACAACATTCCATTTAGCAAAGTCCAGATGGACTGGCTTTTCGAAGAAAAGCTAAAAAATTCTGAGTGGAATTATGGCGGCATGAGAAAGATCGTTCTGGCTGTTAATGATTTGCAAGAGCTTTTACAACTTGTCAATTTTGCACAGCAGATCGATATCGAGGCCCATTTGGTATTTGATGAAGGTCTAGACTGTATTACATGTGCCTCTCTAGGTCCAGATGCAGCCGATAAGATTGATATTGTCACAGATCATCTAACTTTGCTAGGTAAGTAATTGAAAATAATTCCTATCTATGATAAAGACGGAGTTGAGATTAATCAACTTCAAATCGACGATATTTTCTCCCTTACAAATGAAAGAGTTTGTAAGGGAGAAAAAGGTTATTATAAAGGCGTAGGAATTAATTATTCCAGCCATTATATTCCTCCTGATCCAAAATTTAATATGTATGGTTATACTTTATTAAATAAATCTAATGTATTTTATATGGGTCCGAGAGTAAGTAAATTTGATTTTAAGGGCAAATCAGGAATCTTTCTTGAACCTTATCAGCCTCAGTTTAGCGACTTTATAGGCACATGTGGTTCTAAGGAGCTATCTATCATAGAAAACTCTGAAGCCTTTCAGCGGTCTTCTGTGATCGTTAGAAGCATAGTGAATTGGGATAAAGACAACAATCAATATTATTTCGTGCTCGATTACAAGTGTGCTCGTAGAAAATATTTTGATGATGGCGATCCAAAATCTCTTTACAAGCTCTTAGAATATATGGTACAAGAGAACTGGAATTTCATTTGGGACAAGAAATCAATTAATGATATTTCATATAATGGTCTTGTAACCGACGTAGCAGATATCTTTTATTCAAAAGAATTGAAAAGTAAGATAGGTACAGTTTATTCAGTTCTTTACAGTTTAGGAAAATTGTATCCTGATTTGTATAAAGCATTTTGTATACAAAATCATATATTTCATGTAAATGATATGGACTATGTTTTCAATACTATTTTTCTTTTAGAGAAGTTTGGTATTGACATGAGTGATTTTTTTATGCAGAATGCTCGTGCTAGTGAAATCTACAAAAATGTGGTAATGAATTATCTCATTGTTGGTAGAAATTGTGGCGACTGTTGTTACGTTGATTTAGGTAATCAAGTTCGTGAAGGTTACATACAGCAAACCAAAAAACAACTAAATATTGGAGATTAAATGTCTAAATTTCAGGAAGAATTGGTTAATATGATGCCGGTAAGAGATAATCTTATCGAATCAATGAAAGCTTATTGTAGAATTCTTGCATTAGAGGGAAAACGTGAACTTATCACTTCTTCCGATATGAAGTTAAATGCTCAAGAGATTCTTATTTTAAGAAGTTTTTTTATAAACGAACATCTTACTGTTGAATTGAAATATACTGGTTATAATGACCCATATTTAAGAATTTGTTGGATTTAAAAAAGTTCTTGACATAAATATCGAATTGAGTTAGATTATGCAAGTCAGTTCAGGGGGTGTGGTTCCTTACTCTGAATGGTCCTTAATCGGAACCTCGCTTAGACTATCCGAGGGTTTAAGTTAAATAATACGGTCGTCGAAGTGCGAAATATAAGGTATGTTACTTAAACCTGTCATTTGTCATAGACAGTACCAGATATTTCCGCGACATGTATATCTCGGAGGCCATAGAGACGGTTGTAGGTACACGCGGGTTAGGAACCTACATTAATTCACCAAGTCGCACTTGGCAAGTAAAGTACCGGATAGCTACCGGCAATTATTAGGTGTATTATGTCATATCACGATTTGTATATAATTGTAATAGTTTCCATTATTGTTTATTTTCTTGTGTGAGGTAATTATGTCAGATGCTCAAATGTGGTTTTGGCTGATTTTTGTAATTGCTATTGTTATAGCAGAAGCATATGGATTTATTTAATAAATATACTTTTATGGGTCTATAGCTCAATAGGTTAGAGCAGCCGCCTCTTAAGCGGTAGATCAGAGTTCAAATCTCTGTTGACCTACCATTATGGAGTTTACAGATGAAAGCCTATGGTTATTATCGTCGAGATAAACTTGAATGTAAATATGGCTGTTGCACCTTGAAAGGCAACAAGCATCAGGATAACCGAAAGAAAGTCGATATGTCAAGACGTAAGACAGCACGACGTTTCTTTTGTGAAGAATAAAAATACGGACTCGTTACCATAGTAGGTCGAATGGACGAGACTTTTAATCTCGTGATGCTGTAAAGCTCCACCGTGGGTTCGAATCCCACCGAGTCCTCCAATTTTGAATTACAGCCCTTACG